CGGTCCTCCTGCGGGACCTTGAGACCGCTGACGAGCTGCGGCGCTTCAAGTGCTTCTGGCTCCCCCACAACCTCGACTTCCGGGGGCGGGTCTACCCTGTGCCGCACTTCAGCCACCAGCGGGCCGACCACATCAAGGCCATGTTCCAGTTCTCCGAGGGTGAGCCTCTCGGGGAGTATGGGATCGGATGGCTCTCCGTTCATCTCGCCAACTGCGGGGACTTCGACAAGATGTCCAAGGCCAGCTTCGATGATCGCCTCCAGTGGGTCGAGGACAACGAGTTCCTCATCTGCTCCATCGGCAAGGACCCCTACGCCACCATCGATCAGTGGAAGGAGGCAGACAGCCCCTTCATGTTCGTTGCGGCCTGCATCGAGTATTACCAGTGGGTCCAGAGCGGCAGGAGCGAGGATTTCGTCTCCTATCTGGCCGTAGCGCTCGACGGGTCCAACTCTGGGCTCCAGCACTACTCTGCCGCCCTCAGGGCCACCAACGAGGCTGCCTACGTCTCCCTCCTGCCCTGCGACAAGCCCGCTGATCTCTATCAGACCGTTGCCGACCGTGTGGTGGCGGAGATGACCAAGGAAAGCCTCGAAGGCTCCCTCCTTGCCTCCACCTGTCTGGATGCCGGGATCGGTCGTAGCGTGGTCAAGCGTAACGTGATGACCTTCGCCTACTCGTCGGAACAGTTCGGCTTCCGCCAGCAGCTCATGGACGACCTGATGCGCCCTCTCAACGATGATGTATTCCTGGGTCGTAAGGAGGCGAACCCCTACGCCATCAACCGGGTCAACAAGGATACCGGGGAAGTCCTCGACGTTCTCGATGGAGGCTTCTCGGCTTCCGGCTACATCGCCGCGAAGGTGTGGCAGGCCGTCACCCAGACCGTGACCAAGGCCACTGAGGGCATGGACTTCTTCAAGCGCCTTGCGGCCACTCTCGCCCACGAAAAGCAGCCTCTGATCTGGACGACCCCCTTGGGCCTCCCTGTCATGCACAAATACAGTGTCTGGGAGAGCAAGACCGTCAAGATGTTCATGTTCGACCGGACGATCCCGGTGACGGAGGCTAAGAGCAACGACAAGATCGAGGGCGATAACGTCCTCAGGAGGGTCACACTCAATATCCGCACCAAGCCGACCGATCGGATCGACAAGGACAAGGCCCGCTCTGCGGTGGCTCCCAACGTCATCCACTCGATGGACGGGTCCCACCTGATGCTCACCGTCCTCAACGCTGAGACGGAGGGCTACATGGACTTCGCCCTGATCCACGACAGCTTCGGGGTCCACGCCGGGAAGACGCAGCGCTTCTTCCAGATCATCCGTGAGAGCTTCGTGGAGATGTATGAGAACTACTGCCCCTTCGAGGACACCCTGAACTACGCCAAGACCGTCCTCTCGGACGAGGGGATCGACAAGCTCCCCGCCATCCCAATCAAGGGCGACATGGACCTCTCCGTGGTCCTCGACGCCGACTATGCCTTCGCCTAACCGTCCACAATCAAGGAATATCTCCAATGATAGAGCACAGACCCCCCGCCCTGATCGCCGCTGCGAAGGCGCTGGCAGAGAAGCATGGCGTCTACCACGAGTGGGAATGCCTCCTGTCGTTCCGCAACGCCCTTCTCGAAGCCCTGTCCACCACACCACCGAGCGAGGAAGCTCCCGATGAACGAGAAGCCCCCATATCAGTATCTCGGATGGCCACTGCTGTTGGCCGCGATTGTGTTTCTAATTGCGGCGGTGACGAAGTGACCACCCCCAAGCCCGAACCCTCCTGCCCACCTCACCATTGGTCGCACAGCCCGACCGTGGGGTGCTACACCTGCCTCAAGTGCCGCACCGCTGTATATGCGCACCTCGACCACGGGCGCTACACGGAGATTGAAGCCGAAGTTGCCGCAACCGTAGCCGCCATTGCTCCCAAGCCCGAACCCACCGAGGATCACCTGCTGGCACGGGCTGCCCAGATCGCAGACCTTCGCCATCTCCTTACGTTCCCCAAGTTGGGAGAGTGGGGGATGGAGACCCTGATCGACACTCTCAACCAGCTCATCCCCGAGCTGGCCGAAAACCCTGTCTCTCACGGGACATTCCACGATTGAGGACCTAAAAGTCACCCATACCCAGAGACGACAGCGAAACTCTCTCTGGGTCCTTCACACACCGCAGACCCTCAGTTCGGCTTAACGCTGGGCTGAGGGTTTTCCTTTCACACTCCATCAAGCACACTCAAGTTTTGGCATCCAAAGTTAAGTTTACGTCTCCATTCGGAGCCGCCCGCTATCCGCACATTTCCAGCCCTGACACCAAGGGGAAGTTCGCGGACAACAAGTTCAAGACGAAGCTCGTCTGCCGCATTGACGACCCTGCCGCTAAGGCTGCGGTCGAGGCAATTGACGACGCCGCCATCGAAATCCACGGCAAGAAGGGCGAGAAGCTCTACAAGCCTTACGTGATCGATGAGGAAGCGGGCGAGATCGTCTTCATCGCCAAGTCCTCCTATGCCCCGGCTGTCTTCGACGGTCGCGGCCAGCCTGCCAAGGGCGTTCAGGTCGGAGGCGGTTCCGTCATCCGCCTCATGGGCAACCTCGTTGAGTTCGACAAGGGCATCTCGCTCCAGCTCAATCAGGTCCAGATCAAGGAGCTTAACGGCTTCGGGACCTGTGGCTTCGAGGCCATCGATGACGGCTACGAATATGACCCGTCTGACGCCTCGTTCCAGCAGGGACGTACTGCGTCCGACGACACAGGCACCAACGACACCGGGGCGACCAATGGGTCGGCCTTGGACATCTAATCGCGCCGCTGGGAAAGCTCCGCGACTAGCGAACGGTTTCCGCTCAGGGCTGGAGATGCGGATCGCAGACGACTTGAAGGCGAAGGGCATCCCCTTCGACTACGAGAAGGTCAAGATCAGCTACATCGTCCCTGAGCGACAAGCCACCTACACGCCTGATTTCGTCCTCCTTGGCAATGGGATCATTGTCGAGAGCAAGGGCATCTTCGACGCGGAAGACCGCAAGAAGCATCTGCTCATCAAGCAGCAGCACCCAGAGCTGGACATCAGGCTTGTCTTCAGCCGTGCCAACGCCCCGATCTACAAAGGGTCCCCTACGACCCATGCGGCCTGGGCTGAACATCACGGCTTCAAGTGGGCTGAAAAGCTCATCCCCGAGAGCTGGCTGAAAGAGCCGCCTCCCCAGACGTAACTCCAATCCCTCGGCCCGTGCCCGAGATCAAGGACCATCCAATGCAAATCGATAAGATGCTCTCCGACCTCCTGCGGGTCGAGGGAGGCTACACGTTCAACCCCAACGATGCTGGGGGAGAGACCAACTTCGGGATCACCAAGGCCACCGCAAACGCGAACGGCTACACCGGCTCCATGAAGGACATGACCAAGGGTCAGGCCCTCTCGATCTACCAGCAGCAGTATTTCTACAAGCCCGGCTTCGACAAGGTGGCCGCTGTGCTGCCTTCAGTCGCTGGGGAGCTGTTCGACACTGGCGTCAACATGGGGGTCTCTGTGGCCTCCAAGTTCCTCCAGCGAGCCCTCAACGCCCTCAACGGCCAGGCCAAGTTCTACCCTGACATCACGGTGGACGGACAGATCGGCCCCGGCACCATCGCGGCCCTCAACGGCCTCATCGCCAAGCGTGGCGCAGAGGACACGGAGACCGTGCTGCACAAGGCCCTGAACTGTCTCCAAGGCGCTCGTTACATCGAGCTGGCTGAGGGTCGTGCCGCCAACGAGGAATTCCTCTTTGGGTGGCTGATGAACCGGGTGGCCCTGTCGTGATCGCGGTTCCGTTCTCAGACGCCCCTCTGTGGTCAGCCGTGGATGCGAAAGCTCTCGAAGACTTCCGCTCCAATCCTCCTGCCTTCCTCACCGTATCCGCAAAACGAAAGAACTGATCTCTAATGTTCTACCGTCTCATCAACAATGCCCCGACCCCGAACGCCCGTCGCGCCTACGCTGGCCTGACGCTGCTGTTCTTCCCTCTCCTTCTCATCCTCGCAATCATCATGGGCACCGTCTGGCACCTGATCGATTTCGTCACGGACTTCTTCAAGGACGTTCGCAGCCTCGGCGGAGACGTGAAGGCGATGTTCCTCGATCTCACCAAGGTCCTCCGCACCGGGGGTTACGCCTGATGGCCACCACCCGCATCATGAAGCGTAAGGTCGCCTCGACCGACCCTCGCCTCAACAAGCTCACGCCCCAAGCCCGCAAGGTCCTCACACACCTTTCGACCACAGGCACCCTGTCGCAGCGTGAAGCCATCATGGACCTCAGCGTTCAGTCGCTGACCCGGCGCATCACCGAGCTGCGTGACGCAGGCTTCAACGTGGCAGGCGCTTGGAAGCTCCACCCGACCACCGGCCAGCGCTACATGCGCTACTCGTTCAATGGGTGATCTGGCGCTGCCAGACCCAGACGATGATGGCGGTGATGACGGGACCCTCTTTGGTCTCGCTCGATACGAAGTCGAGCGCCTCGTCACCGACCTCATCCGCATCTGGGTAGGACTGTGCGGCCTCATGGTCGTCGTCGCCTACCTCAAGTCCTGACAATTAGGAAAATCGCATGAACAAGATCATCGCCCTAATCGCTGCCCTGAAGCAGCGCTTCCACGACGCCATCACCCCGACCGGGGGAACCATCGTCTCCGACATTCGGAAGATCGAGGCCACCATCGAGAAGGCCATCGACAAGGAGCATCGCGCCCTTGAGAAGCTCCACAACACCCGCCTCGCCATCGAAGCAGCCCTCGGCACCAAGAACGGCGAGATCGATGCGGCCTTCAAGCTCCTGAACACCGTTGGGAACCTGACGAAGTGAACGGTCCCAGCCTCAAGTATGTCGTCCTGAAGGCCGATGTCCAGAAGGATGGACTGGTGTTTGACAACCTCGCGGACGCCACCGAACGGGCTAACGCGATGGCCCGTGAGAACGGGAACACCGGGTCCACCATCTTCGTCTCGTTCCGCACCCACACCCTGCCCGTCGAGGTAAAGCAGCACTTCTAATGCCCCATGCCCCTGAGGACGCTTCCGATAGCGTCTTCGTCGCAAAGGAGCCCTGCCCAGGCTGTGGTTCACGCGACAACCTTGGGCGCTACTCGGACGGCCACGCCTACTGCTTCTCCCCCTCCTGCGACTATTACGAACGCAGGGACGGGGAGGTAGCGGAACGCCTTCAGGCTGACGAGGCCGAGCGCCCCCGAAAAGACACCTTCAACCCTATCCATTACGAAGTCGTAGGGCTCCCTCGCCGTGGTCTCTCGGAGGCAACATGCCGCTTCTGGGACTACGGGATCGGGGAGTTCAACGGCTCCCCTTGCCACTTCGCCCACTACAAGGACCCAACCACGCGGCAGCTAGTCGCGCAGAAGGTCCGCACGGGCGGCAAGGACTTCCCGGTCCTCAAGGCCCACGGCACTAAGCTCCCCCTGTTCGGGCAGCACCTGTGGCGTGGGGATCGCCGCTCGCTCATCATCACTGAGGGCGAGCTGGACGCCATGAGCGTCTCTCAGGTCCAGAAGCATGGTTACCCGGTCGTCTCCCTCTCGGGAGGCGCAGGGAATGCCCTCAACGACATCAAGCGCCATTACGAATGGATCAGTGAGTTCGACAAGATCGTCCTCATGTTCGATGACGATGATCCCGGTCGGGAAGCTGCCGAAGCCTGCGCTGAGGTACTCCCGGTCGGCAAGGTCTTCATCGCCACGATTGAGGGCTTCAAGGACGCCAACGAGGCGCTGGTCGCAGGGGAAGCCTCCGCGATCACCAAAGCCTTCTGGAACGCCAAGCCCTACCAGCCTGAGGGTATCTTCACCCTTTCGGACATCAAGGAAGAAGTCCTGGCCCCTGTCGAGACAGGCAGGCCGTGGTTCCTCCCACGCCTTACTGAACTGACGTTCGGCAGGCGTGATGGGGAAGTGATCTACCTTGGAGCTGGCACAGGGGTCGGAAAGACCGACTTCTGCACCCAGAGCATTGCCTTCGATGTTATGGAGCTGAAGGTCCCTACCGCCTGTATCTACCTTGAGCAGCCTCCCAGCGAGACCGGCAAGAGGATCGCAGGCAAGATGGCCGGGAAGCACTTCCATGTCCCTGACGGGTCATGGACGCAGGACGAGCTTGAGAAGGCGTTCAGTGATCTGGAAGCCACCGGAAAGCTGTTCCTTGGAGGAAACTTCGCCTCCGCATCATGGGACAGCATCAAGGCCCGTATCCGCTTCATGGCCCATGGCCTTGGCGTCAAGCACATCTACCTCGATCACCTGACCGCTCTTGCCGATCCTTCACGGGAGCGGGAGAGCCTTGAGACGATCACGAAGGAGCTGGCCCTTATGGCTCAGGAGCTGGCCGTGGTCATCCACGTTGTCAGTCACCTTGCCACGCCTGAGGGTAAGCCTCACGAAGAAGGCGGTCGTGTTATGATGCGCCACTTCAAGGGGTCTCGCTCCATCGGCTTTTGGGCGCACTTTGCCTTCGGGCTTGAGCGCAATCCGCAGCATGACGATCCTGAGATTTCCCAGCAGACCACCCTCCGCTGCCTCAAGGATCGATACACTGGACGCGCTACCGGCAAGACCATCACCCTCGGCTACGATACGGCCAGCGGTCGCATCTCCGAGTGCCTGTTCCCTAAGATGGAAGAAGGCCAATCGTTCGCGGGGCTTGAAGTCTGACACTCAAGCTCACGAATGCCGAGCGGACCAAGAAGAACTACCTGAAGCGCAAATACGGCCTCTCCGTTGAGCAATGGGAAGCGATCCTCGCAGCCAGCGGAATGATCTGCCCTATTTGCCTTCAGGACATGGTTGCTCCCTGTTTTCCGACGACACCTAACATGGCCTGCGTAGATCACTGCCACCAGACAGGGATTGTTCGCGGGGCAATCTGTCACTCCTGCAACAAGGGCATCGGTATCCTCAAGGACGATCCGGCGATCCTTCGCAGGGCAATCGACCACATCGAGACCGCTGCCCGCATCCACGCATCTGCGGACGAATGACCACCGACGAAACCACCCGCGACCCCTCCACGATCCTCTCCGAAATCCGCAAGAAGTCCAAGCT